CATCTTTTCTGTATTTCCAAGTGCGCAATTTGTTTGTCTTCTACCATTAAAGAATCTAATGCAGCTTTGGTTAGGTTGTCTATGTCAGGTTTGGATTGGTGGAATCTGCCGTGATGTAATTTCTTTTTTTTCTTTGACCAAGAAGGTGGTACTGGAATAAAAAAAGTTATGGAAGCTCCTATTGGGGGAAGGATAAATTGTTTGGCTTTGGCTTCGGCTAAAAGGTCAACTTTGTACTTGTTGTATTTTTCTAATCGGAGTAGTCTGCTTAAACCGGAAGGGCGTAGTTTTTCTCTTGGGATTCTAAAGAATATGGAATCACCTTGAGTTGCCCTAACGTGGGTTTGAGGGGTTATGTTAAGTATTACTTTCTTTTGCATTAGTTCTATCTTTTACAGCTTTTAACAGAATAAATTCTACTGTCTTTGTTACCGACCATTTTTTTCTTTCAGCCAATTTTACAAGTTTCTCGTGAACTTCTGGGGTTAAATAAATTGTTGTACGCTTCATAGTGAATCATTTTGATGCAAGATACATCATGTTATAACATTTTCCAAATAATTAGTGTAACGTTACGCTTTACAAAGTTTTCTATTAGGAAACAAAAAACCTCCTTTTTAGGGGAGGCTTCGCATAAGAAATTGAACACTTTTATCTGATATTCTTTATGTAATTGGCTAATTGTTCGTCCTTTCTTAAAACATTATCTCTCAAATCCAAAACCCTTTTACCGTATAATGGATTCTTCCTCATGTCAATACCTTCTTTTGGTAATGGAACTCCGTATATGCTTTGCATTGCAAAACCGTGATATCCCTTTTCTGTATTAGGTGTAATTTTTCCCAACCCGTTGTACGTTTGCATTCTTAATGCTGGGTCTTTTATTCCTAGTTTATCAGCATATTTCATCTTGGACATATAAGCTCTCGCAAACATATCGTATTCGTCACTAACGCCTTCTTCCTCTGTTTCCATTTTTGTTGGGATGTCGTTTATTATCTCATTATCTGACATTTTTATTTGTCCTAATCCTTCTCCTTTTCTATTTAACCCTGTTTCCTGAAGTGATACTGATAATAAATCGTATGGGTCTAAATTGTATCTTTTAGCTGCTTTTACTATTCCGTATATATCTTTTGAAGGATACTTTCCGCTTACTAAATCCCTGTTTGGGTTTATTGCTTTACCTGTTGTGGCGTTTACTTTTCTATTATCTTTTAATTCGTAATCTCTTGGCATTACAAGTCCTTTCTTTGCAACCGGTGCTGTAGGTGTAACGCTAAATACTTTTTTAAGAAAATCCATTATTGGATTGCCTTCGTTTTCGCTATGAATTGTTTCTGATATTGCGTCTAACTCTGCCATTAAGATTTTTTATGTCTATTTGCAAACATTCTTGCTTGTGCAATTGAACTAAATCCCCACGCTTTTAATGCTAATGCTTTCCTTGTAGGTTCACCATTTGGTTTTTTCATTGCGCCTTTCATTCCGGCAAATCTTGCAGCAAAAGAAACCCTGCGTGGATTGACACCTGACTTTACTGGGGCTTTTAGGTTACCTCCGGTTTCGGCATTATATGATGCTCTGCCTTTTTCGTTCAGTCCTCCTTTCGGATTTTTGCCTTCTGCCCTTGTCCAAGCTGGTGTCTTACGCATTACTTTTTTTCTTTTGCTTTAATCTTTTTTTCTTGCTCAAGCATTTCTTTTGTTGGCTTTTTACCTGAACCTGATTTAGCTCTGATATTATTCCAAAGGCTATTCGCAACTCCTAGTTTGTTTAATTTCCCTTTCATACCACTAAATTAAGGATTTCCTAATATATTTGGTTCATTTTTTGTATCAATTATATCAATAAGTGGCTTTCCACCGGTGTCTATTATTTCAACTTTTTCACCCGAAAGCATAGCATCTATCGTTTCCTCTATGATTTCTCGCTGTTCCGGGCTTAATAGGGCGACTTTCTCGTTGATGGCGGGTACTGCAAAGACATCGCTTAAAATCTCCTTCTTTATGCCATCTCTGACCGATTGTGTTATATGCGGATGGGTTATGGTATCCTTGAATATCCAATTAATTTTATTTACATGGCTTAAGAATAACCTTGCACCACTTGATTCAGGGTATTGTCTAATAAAGTCATCGTAATGTTCTTTTGCCATTTTTAGATGCTGAATAGCACTTACTATATTTGCTCCGTTCATTTATTAAAGTTTAAATGCTTGTATTCTAGTTCTTGTAAAAATGTTCTTGCTTTGAGAACTTTTGCCTTTGCCTTCTCAATCAATTCTTCGTTTCTGTAAACTGGGAATAAAAGCACTCTTTCTTCTAATGGAGCATTGGAGAATATCATGTTCTTTTCTTTCTCATTCCATTCTTTTATAAATTCAGGTGACTCTTCACTAATAACATCCATCTTTCTTAATAAAGAAAACTTTGCAGAATTTCTAATATGCTCTGGGGTGTCAATCAAGCAATAAGCAACGCAAGCTTTTTCTAATCCTAATAAATCCATATATCCGTTTACTTGTGCCTCGTATGTTGAATCTAATTTATCAGGTATGTTTGAAAGGAATGTAATCCAATCCCAACTTGACTTTGTATCATATACTATTTCGTCAATAACATCAGGAGTACCTATAAAAAAATCATTACTAAATACTTCAGTATTTTTACTTAACGGTCTTTTTATTGTAAGTGATAACATATCTATTGCTTCCGGTTCTACTGTATTGCCTTTGTCTGTGTATTTGTTATCAATCTCTTTTTTAAACCCGTATTTTTTATTAGCATACACTTCTATCAAATGCGTCTTTGCTGTTTTAGAAAGTTCGCCAGATTCTTTATCTGCCTTTGATATAGGTTCGGTTAATAATTTACCAATGCTACTGCAATGGATAAGTGTGTTAAAGAATTCCATTATTTTATGCTTTTTAATTTTTTGTTATAATGTTCTAGTAATTCCGGATTGCTTTTTGACATCAGCTCCCAAGACTTTAGCTCTGCTCTTGTTTTACAAGCATCTATAAATTCTTTAGTTTTTTCAGTTAATGTTTTCTTTGATTGGGTTGGAATAGTTTCTACTTCAATTTGGTCTTCATAGAAATAACCTAAATCTTTTAGTTTTGCTACATTTTCTTTATGATATTCTTCCACTAATAATTTAGCGGTTTCTAGTGCTTCTTTAGCATCTTCTCCGGCGTTAATAGCCACTTCTACGCCAATCTTTTCTGAAGCGTAATTTCCTAAATTAAATGTTCTTTGATAATTGATTACTTGGATGTGCATAGCAGTTGTGTGTTTTAAAAAATTGGTAGCAATCTCATCATTAATTGTCTTTCTTTTTTATGAAAGAGCTTAAGTGTAGAAATTGCGTACCAATAGGGGATTTTGATTTTTAGTTGAAGCCTATCTAACTCTTATTACTTGTGTTGTGTTTTCAATGACCTTTATCTTAAAGATTTTGTCTTTGTGGTCTTCTTTTCTTTTTAGATTTGAAATCATTACAGCAATAGATGTATATGGGTTAGTAAATTCAATAATCTCATTCACTTCTAGCGTAGAAACCTTACTAGAAACTGAATCTGGGTTAATGTGTCTTGCCATTTTTGATAATTTTTAACAAAGTTAAGTTAATTATTTTAAATTAAAAAACTATTTTTAAATTAATTTTGTTGCCTAATAGGGAAACTTTTGTTACCAAAACGGGAACTTTGTTTCTTATCTGCATGAATATTCTGAAAAATTCATGCAATAGTTAATAAATTGGCAATATATGTCCGAAATAGTGTCACTAATTTATATAAATATGTGACATAGTAAGGGGTAATTCGGTTATATCTTGTAACATATAAAAGGTAAAAATGTTACAAAATAGGTGCAAATGAATATAAATGGGCGCAAAGTAGTAATAATACTACCCTATTATCAAAAAATGTAAACTATGCAAGTTTTGATATTACTCAATCGACTGAGTAATTTTACTCAATGAGCCGTAAATGATTGATAAACGGCTTAATAATGATTGATAAAGTGTCTTATAAAGCACAAAAGCATATCAGAATGTGCATTTTATGACGCATTATGCACTCATTAGTGTCAAATAATGCACTTTATGGTGGGTATTCCCGAAATTGATATATAATTATCTATCGCAAATCCGCCAAACCCTTATAAACATTCGCTTTAGCGAAAAGAAATCCCAGAACACTTGGAAGGGGAGGGGGTAACGCCTAGAATCAGGGGGCGGTCGAGCGAAAGGGGAAGTCAAGCAATTCAAGGTACGGGGGGTTCGGTTTTGGTTTTCGGATTCGGTTTATAGTGTAGTATAATTAATATGTTTCCGACCTGCATACAAAGTAATATGGTATTGGGTTTGCTATGTGTTAGCGGATTGATGAAGGGGTGATATGTTACACGCAATTATTGAGCGGGAAACTTGCTATAATGTAGTGTTAAAATTTTAACAAAGCTTTAACTTTTGTGTTGATTGTGGTATGGATTAGGGGGTGTATATTAAATTAATAATGTAGCTACATTTCTTGGTTTTAATTTAATTATTGTGTATATTTGTAGCTACAAAAAATAAATATGGCAAAAAGCAAACCAATTGGAGTTAGATTTGATGAAGATGTAGTAAAAATAATACAAGAAAAATATCCTCAATTTGAAACTCATCAATCAATTTTAAATTTTTTAATGGATATTTATCCAGCTTATGAAAATATGAAAGCCTTAACAAGGCATGAGTTGATAACAGAAACGAAAAGAGGCGCACCATTTAAAAATATGCCTCCTTATGACAGAAACAGCCCAAAATCAGAGGTTAGTTCCAAATTGGAACAAATACCAGTTGAAAACCATAAAACGCCGCCAAAGGGCTTAAAAGGGATAGATTTAATTATTTGGAAATCGGAAAATTTGTAATGTAAAATATATAAAAAAATACTACTTTTACAAAGTTCTGTGTTTTTTTGATTGATTTTTTAGTTGAAGCCCTCCTTTCTAGGAGGGTTTTTTATTTGTTTTGGTTGTGAAAATTAGCCATCATTTTTGCTATTTTGCCATCTATCTCATCGGTTTGGTTTTCCATCAAAATAATAAAGGTCTAAATCATTTTGACAATCATATAGGTAGTTAGCGTGTAGTTCATCTGCTATGTATAATCCAACATCTTCTACTGCTTTACATATTTCACAAGGACAAGTAGATGCGGTTCTATAAACCTTTTTCCCTATCCTTTCTTTGTACCATTCTAAATCATGCTTATCCATAGGTTATTTGTTTTGGTTATAATATTCAATTAATATTTGTGGTATTTTTCTTTTCTCTTCTTCTGCAACATTTGGATATATCCTTATAAATTTTTCTATTATTTCATCAAAACAATTCATATCTATAAGGTCAATAACACTATTGTCAAAATTAGTATGGCAACTATTACCCCAAAAACAAAGCTCAACCCAATTGTCCGGATGCGTGGCTACTGATAGAAATAATCTTTTTGGCAATATATGCGCTATGCTATAATGAAACTTTTCATCATCTTTTTTTGATGAAGGGTTATTACAATTAGAACATACACCTTTCATTTCTTTTCTTCTTTCTTTAAACCAATCCCATAATTGCTCTTTATCTTCTTTTATATTTTCGTGCCTATGTTTTATAATCCTATTAGCCGTATCCTCAAGCGTTGCGTGTTTTTTACATCTGCTCTTGCTAAAATTATAATCATAACAACCGCATTTAAGTTGTTTCTTCTTAACTATTATTGTGCTATATGCCATTTTGTTTGTTATTTGCTATATCGTTTAGTAATCTTGTTAATGGAATTAAAAATCCTTTGGAAGTGTTATTATCTCCGCCATTCTTAAGGAATATGCTTTGTTTAAAATAAACCCTGCAAACATCCTTTAAGGCTTTAGTTGGAAATATTAATGACGAATCAAGTTCGCTCATTCTGTAAATCCAATAGTCTGCGGTAGTGGTTGCTAGTCCACTAGGTTTATCTCTTGACTCGTATTCAATAAATAAATTTCCTGTCTTATGTATCATTCTATCATTTTTTACTTCTATAAGTTTACCATTAGAAAACAATTCATTTACCCAATCTTCAGCTTTTTCTCCAAAGTTTAAATCATGTGTAAAACTAGATGAGTATTTCATAAGTTATGTGTTATATGCAAAAGTAATTAATATAATTAAATAAATAAAAAATATTTTTCAAAAAATAAATTTTGCAATTAAAAATAAAGTTCATTACTTTGCCTTTCAATCAAAATTTTTTATGAAAAACTCAAATGTCAAAGACGAGATTCTTCTCTATCTCGAACAGGAAGAACGACCATTAGCTTGGCTTTCAAGAAAAACAGAAATACCATATCCAACACTTTATTCAATTTTTATACAAAGGATAATGAACCTTTCTGATAAAAATTTAGCTACAATTAACAAAGTATTAGACACTGATTTTATTAACGATTAATTACAAAAAGATGGCTAAAAGATTTACTGACACTGAAAAGTGGAAGAAGCCCTTTATAAGGGGCTTACAAGGTGCTTATAAGCTCCTTTGGTTATATATCTGTGATGACTGTGACCATGCAGGTATTTGGCAAGTTGATATGGAAGTTGCTGCAATAAGAATTGGTGAAAAAATAGATATAAAAGAAGCAATTAATAGCTTTGGCGATAAGATTGTAATTTTTGACAAAGGAAATAAATGGTTTATACCATCATTTATAGAATTTCAATATCCTTCTGGCTTAAATCCTGAAAATAGAGCGCACAATAGTACAATCATATTGCTTGAAAAATATAAACTTCTAGATAAGAATAATAAGCCCCTTACAAGCCCTTTGAAAGGTGCTATGGATATGGATATGGTTATGGTTAAGGATAAGGATATGGTAAAAGAGTCGGGAATTCATTTTTTATGGGAGAAAGAAGATATTTCTGAATTATGGAAACAATGGAAAGATTATAAGTTTAAGCAGTTCAGGTTTAAATATAAAACTTTACAAAGTGAACAAGCATCTTTTGATAGTTTAATGAAATTATCAGACAAAAAATTAGAAATTGCTGATGAAATAGTTAAACAATCTATGGCAAATGGCTGGAAAGGATTCTTTGAGCTTAAAATAAGCCAAAATAAGCCATCTTCTTTCAAGATTGGCAATAAGTATCAGAACGAATTAGAAACCGCTAGAAACGCCTTTAAACCAATATAAACGATGATTACCATTTTTAAGAACATTTTTTCCAAAGAGCCAAATTACATTTCAGTTGAAGCTGCGCTAAATAGGATACAGCAAGGTAAAAGTAAAACAACAGTAGAGGAAATTAGAAAAACGATTGATAAAGAGAAGGCAAATAAGATAAAATTAAACCTTCCGTCTATTTGCTTTAGTGGAAAATTTGGAGCAGATAGAACTGATGCCCAATTAATTCAACATAGTGGTTTTGTTGTGCTTGATTTTGACAATATCTTTGAATTAAGGGAAAAGCAAACTGAAATAATATCAAATCCGTTTGTTTATGCTTGTTGGATTAGTCCTTCTGGAAATGGATTAAAGGCATTGGTAAAAATAGCCAATGGAGCAAAGCATAGAGAACACTTTCAAGCTTTACAAGAAGTTTTTCCCGAAATTGACCGAAGTGGGATTAATGTAAGTCGGGTTTGTTACGAGAGTTATGATACCGAAATTTACATAAACGAAAATGCTGAAGTATTTAAAAAAATTAAGAAAACAGAGAAGGTTGTCGTTTATGAAAAGAATGATGATGACGAAAAGATTTTTAAAAATATCGTTACTTGGCTTTCAAATAAAAATGAGGCTTTTGTAACCGGAGAAAGAAATAATTTCATTTTTAAACTAGCATCCGCTTGTTGCCGATTTGGTATTAATGAAATGACCGCTAATTCAATGATTCATAGCGAGTTTTTAACTAATTCAGAGTTTACAAAAAACGAAGCTAATAGGGCAATCCGTTCAGCATACAAAGCTAATTCGGGTAATTTTGGTAGCGCATCTTTTGACAAAGAAATCTTGGTAGATAAAGTTTCAAGAAGGGAAGTTGAAGTTGAAAAAGCGGTATTTGATGAAGGGTTAAAGTTGAAGGATGTTATTTACGGAATTGATGTAAAAGAGCAGGCGTTAAAAATTTATGATGAAGGGTATGCTAGGGTTGATGGTATCGGAGTTCCCGAATTGGATGAAAGATTTAAACCAAAGAGAGGGGAAATTACCGTACTTACAGGAATAGGTAACTATGGTAAATCTTCATTTAAAAAGTGGTATCAAGCTATGAGGATAATGCTCTACGGAGAGAAGTTTGCTACATTTTCGCCAGAGGATAATCCACCTGAAGAATACTACCACGATTTTGTTGAGATAATATTAGGATGTGATTGCAGTCCTGCAAATCCACATAGACCAAGTAAGCAGGTTTACGAATATGTTTACGATTTAGTTTGCCATCATGTGTTTTATGTTTATCCAAAAGATGTATCACCTACGCCTCAATACATAATGGAAGTGTTTTTAGAATTGATTGTTAAGGAGAATGTTGACGGGGTTGATATTGACCCGTTTAACCAATTGACAAACGAATATCAAAAGTTTCAAAGAAGTGATAAGTATTTGGAGTGGGTATTGTCAGTGTTTTCAAGATTTTCTCAAATAAACAATATTTTCTTTTGGATAATTGCGCATCCAACAAAAATGCAAAAAGCAGCCGATGGTAACTATCCATGTCCTGATGTATTTGATTTAACCGATGGAGCTATGTGGAATAATAAGATGGATAATATCCTTGTGTATCATAGACCATTTGCGCAAACAGACCCGCAAAACCCATCATGTGAATTTCATAGTAAAAAAATAAGAAGGCAAAAGATTGTTGGTAAAAAAGGCTTTATTTTGTTCCAAATGTTTTTCCAAACTAGAAGGTTTTTATTTAATGGATTGGATTCATTGCAGAAGATTATAAACGATAAAAATATAATTTTAAGACCAGATGTGGCAGTTCAAAAGACATTTGATAATTGGGTACCTTATAAAGATGACAACGGAGAAGAAGTAAATTTTTAATATAAAAAACAAAAAAAATGATACGCATTAGTGTAATCGGAAGATTGGGACAAGACGCAGTCGTAAACAATGTCAATGGTAAAAATGTAATTAATTTCTCTGTAGCCTACAGCGAAAAGTTTAAAAACCAACAAGGAGAAGATACCGAAAGAACAACTTGGGTTTCTTGCGCTTATTGGACAGATAAGCTTAATGTTGCTAACTATTTAAAGAAGGGTACATTAGTTTACACAGAAGGCAAACCTGAAGCAAAGTCTTATCAAAACAATAAGACAAACGAAACTGTTCCTCAATTACATTGTAGAGTATCAACAATACAATTATTGTCAAGTAGTAATAAAGAAGAAAACAATTTTTAATGTATATTCACGAATTAAACAACCCAATAGATGTCGAAACTCCACTTGGATACGGAAAAGCAATTGCATGGATTGACTACGGAAGTGACACAAACACTGTTTGGAAAGTCATATTATACCACAACAGCATGGTGCGGAACTTTTACGATGACGACATTCTTGTTTACCCCAATAAAATGGACGGTGGGGAATTAGATAAAGATTATTTCAAAAACAAAAAATAATGGCAAAACTAACCAATTCATCCAAAGTTACATTTGGAACAAAAAAATCAGGGAGAGCAAAAAAATCTTACAATAAAAGTAATCCAAGACCAAAGGCTTACCGAGGTCAAGGGCGTTAATTAATTAAAAAACACAAAAATTAAATTAAAAATGAAATTTAAACCATTAAACAAAAGGGTATTAGTAAAGCTTGACGAAGCAAAAATGCAAACAGATGCGGGAATCTATCTTCCGCAAACAGCTCAAAATGATTTTTCAACAGGTAAGGTGATTGCTGTTGGAACCGAAGCTGCGCTTGTTAAAGAGGGTGATAGAATAATGTTTGCCCATAGCGTAGGGGTAGATATTGAAGTCGATGGAGAAAAGTTAAGGTTAATCCCAGACGAAAGTTATATCGACGCTGTGATTTAATTTAAAAAAATGCCTTCAAAATTTTTGGGGGCATTTTAATTTTTAATAAATAAAAAAGTCTAATTTTATGCTATATATGCAAGCACAACCGGTAAATCATATTTTTTTAAGCTTAACAAAACCTATTCAAGATACAATCAAGGTAGGTGATTTAGAGTTATATCTTGACGGGTCGTACAGACCTGAATGGAACGCTACAGTAGTAGGTGAAATTTATGCATTGCCAAAAAATCCAAAAGGAGATAATTCTAAAGTTGTTTCCAAACTTAAAAATGGAGATAAGGTTTTATTTGATTACTCCGTAGTTGCGGAAAGAAAATTTGAATCAGACGGCGGAAGTTTTACGGAAATAACAAAAGATAGCCCTTATTACCAAAAATTTACAAATGGGAAGGGAGAGAGATTGCTTATTGTAGCTATGCCGGGTAAGATAACCCATATTTGGGTAGGAACACTACATGATAAAAGAGGTAATTTTGTTGACGGATGTCAAGGGTCTGAACATGATTTAAGTAGATGGAAGTCTCAATTTAGTTTTGGAGAAACGCAAAAGTTTTTATTTAAAAACTTAATTGACATAAACGACAAAGATGTTTGGAAAGCTGATTACAGAGATATATATGCCAAAATAGTTAAGGATGAACTTATAGCAGTTGGGGATAGAGTTATTTTAGAACCAATTGATGAAAACATACCAAAAGATGTAATTAAACAAATGGGTATTGTTGATACTATTGATGCAAAAGTTAGACTTGGAGATAGAGCAAAAGTACTATCAGCTCCCGAAGATTCTGGCTTGGAAAAAGGAGATGTTGTTGGTTTTGAACCGCAGTACCTTGAGAAATATGAATATGGAGATAAATCTTATTATTTAATAAAATCCTATAGAGCATTAGGAATTTGGGAGGAAAATTAATATGGCATACAACTTAAACGAAATATACAACTTCATGGTCTTTATTGTACGTAAAGAACGGGGTGTATTTGTTACAATACCAGAATTTGAGTCAACACTTGATAATGCACAAATAGAAGCTGTATCAGGTTGGTTTGAGCAGTATGGCGCAACACAAAAAATTCATGACGCAATTAGAAAGCTTCGTTCACAAGTTCAATTTACTTCTGCATCAGACGGACAGGTTGATTTTGCTTCTGATTATTTACATATGATTGGGGGCGCATATACCGTTACAGGTAGTAGTGTAAATCCAGTAAGATTTGTAAACGAAGACGAAATAGCATTAGCTTTAAAAAGTCAATTAAGACCTGTAAGCACATCGTTGCCAATAGCAAAGGATACAGCAACCGGATTCCAAATATATCCGCAAGTTATTCAAACCGGTTTTTATAATTACTTGAGAAGACCTTTAAAACCTGTTTATGGATATACTCAAGCCCCCGGTTCTAGAACATTAACATATGACAACGCCACAAGCACGCAGTTAGAATTTACGGATGTTTATATTAATAATATTATTTCAATAGCATTAAAGTTTTGGGGCATTAATATGGCTGAACAAGATATTCAGGCATTTGCACAAAATCAAACGCAAGAAACTAAATAAAAATGGCTAATAGCACTAAATACCTTTTGGCTGAACAAGTACAAACTAGATTAGCCGGCGGATACAGGGACGCAAGTCAACCTGTACAAAATGTAGATATAGTTAAAGCAATAGAGCAAATTATCAACTCTATGTTTCAAATGCAGTATTACAATGCTACATTGCCGACAGGAGAAACTATTCCAGATAATTTAATGATAGCTTTTTATGAAAATATACCTGTAACAACTCTTGGCGATAAATCGCAAGCCGAACTGCCAATTATCCCGATTTCTTTACCAAGAAATATGGGTGTTTATAGAGTTACAGACAATAAAGATAATGATTTCATTCCTGTTCCATTAGGACAAGGTGCATTATTGAGGGCTGATAAATTATTAAACGATTTGCTTGGTAATGTTTGGTTTGAAATAAGAAAAAATGTTGTTATTTTTTCAAAAGATATATTATTGCTTGGCATTGATACGGTGAATATGTATTTGATTGTAATGGATATATCATTGTATTCAAACACTGACCCATTACCAATACCTGCAAGTATGGAAGAGGAAATTGTAGAGAAAGCGTTTGCTAAATTTGCTACAGTCATTCCTGAAACGGGCATAGTTAACAATTATAGTTCAGCAACACAAAAAATTAATTAGAAATGACTACAGCAAGTTTAGATTATATAGTTAAAAATTTCCTTTTAAAAAAAGGATACCCATTGCATTGGTATATGCAATTTATGGTTTACGCATCAGATTGTCTTCGTGATATAACATTTGACGACTTGCGTGTTATAAATACAAAAATACTTCCGGTAAATCAGGCTATTAATACAGCAGAATTACCTGAAGATTATCAGGATTATGTTAATGTTAGCGTTATGGTTGGGCAAAGAATACGACCATTAGTGCCTACTTTAACATTAAACCCGTTAACAAGTTTAGATACAAATAGTAACTTTAACCCACAGGATTGGACAGATAATTTAACGCCTCCGGATTCAAACAACGGACAAGCTCAACTATATTATGGCGCATTGCCTTATGCTCAATGGTTTACAGTTCACTATAATGATTTTGGTGAAAATATTGGTAGGTTTTTTGGTTTAGGTGCAGGGTATCAAGAAGATACTTTTCAAGTTTTTAAAGAAAGAAATCAAATCCAAATAGACCAAAAATTATATGTTGAAAATGTAGTATTACAATATATTTCAGATGGTCAGTCAGCAGATGCTGCAACATTAGTAGACCCTTATGCAATAAAAACAATTCAAGCATATATTGACTCTCAATTGAAAGCTCATAATAGAAATTATAATATGGGTGAAAAGCAATTATCGCAAAATGAATACATTCGTGAAAGAAAGATATTGAGAGCAAGAAAAGCTGATTGGAGTGTTGAAAAAATTAAGAGGATTGTACAAAAGAATACAATCGCAGCGCCTAAATCATAATAGAAATGTTAAGAGATAAAAAATTATTTACTGGCGGAACGAATCAAGATGACTCGTTGCATTTATTGGACGATGCTCAATACTTGAGGTTAATGAACGGGCGTGTTGGAGTTACACAGTATGGTAAAAATTATCGTGTAGAAGGTGTACCCGGAACTACCTCTATAACGCAATCAGTATATCCTCCTTATGGAACAAATATATGTATAGGAAGCTGTGTAGACATCGAAGGTCAAAGATTAATTTGGTTTGTATATAATACATTTGATGACCATGGAATTTATGCATTTGATTTTGCAACATCTACAACATATGCTGTATTGTATGATAGTCAGGTTGAAGGTGGGTTGAATTTTAATAAAAATCATAGGATTGATAAAAATTGCAAGGTTAATCAAGGTTTACTTTATTGGACAGATAATTACAATGAACCTAAAAAGATTAACATTGATAGTGGTATAAAATTAAATTACCCAGCATATGTTACAGATGCTAGAGCTTATACAAGCTTAACTGACTCTTATGAGATTATGTTAATAAGAAGACCTCCTGTGTACGCTCCTTCAATAGTAAAGCAATACGACAACCAATTTATAAATAATTTTATAGCAAATCGTTCTTGGTTATTTGCGTGGCAATATGTTTATTTTGATGGAGAAGAAAGTGTTCTTGGTGAATATTCGGTTGCTTCTATGTTAAATTTAGTAGAGTTAGGTGTGCCAGAGTTATATAATCATATATATTGTACTTTAAATCTATTAGAAAAAATACCACAAACTGCAAGAATAATAAGACTTGTTGCTAAAGATGAACTTACCAATTCGGCAAATGTAATTAAGACATTTGATAAATTAATAGACGAACAACCATTCATAGCTCATAATAGCGGAGCAACACAGCTTTCTTTTGATTATTACGGCGATGTGACAGGAGCTACTATTCCTAGTTCAATTGCTTCAAAGCCATTTGATAGCGTTCCCTTACTTTCAACTACAATGGAAAGCGCAACAAATAGAATGTTTTTGGCTAATAACCTATCCGGTTATGACACCCCAACTACAACTTCGTTAGCTGTAACTCAAACAACGGCAATAGCCGGTGCTAATAAAAGATTTTTTAAAAGCGAATCTTCTTATCAATTGGGCGTTGCTTTTTATGATAAAGCGAGAAGAAAGTGCGGTGTTGTAACAAAAAATGATAACATTACGACTACTCCAGAAAAAGTGTTTACTCCAAATAGTAATTTTAATGTAATCCCTATAATAGCAAATTACGACTTTGCTGTTGATAATAATTTTGAATTTGATGTTGTGCAATTGGGTAATTTTACCGCAAGCGGAGGCGCACCCGGAAATGGAACTGCATTTACAGCTACATCCTCTTTTACTGCTGATATGTCTGTAAATATAATTGGTAATGTAACAGCATTGACGCCGGGGTTTGATGTATTTAGAATAAGAATAATTAAAAATTATGGTTTACCGGCTATTGCAGAGCAATTTTTTGATACAGCATCAATGGGGTTGCCATATTATTTTAATTCTACCTTGACTTTAAACAATTATGCTATAACAATTGGTGATGTATTTCAAGTTCAATTTATAAGTGCGGGTATTTGCGAATTGGAATGTTATGGTGGCTCCCCTTTTACAATAGCATCAGCTAGTACCGCATCAAGCAATGTGTTAACACTTAATTGGGCATTAAATAATAACAATAGGTTAAATGAAATACCTAGTTGGGCTTATTATTATTCTATTTTAAGAACAGGAAATTTAAAAACAAGATATTTTATAGATTCTTATAGTAGTACTAACAAGTACGCATCTAAAAATGTAACCGTTACATCTCCTAATTTTGCTACTTATACTTATTCTCCTACTTGGAATGCCGTTACCACTAACGCAATTGCAATAGATACAACTATATTATTACAATCAGGGTTGGGGTACAATTATACAGAAGGGGATATATGCGTGCTTATTGATAGTAACGATACTAGATACGAAATACCGGTTATAGGTCAAGATGGAGCTTATATTTTATTAAAATCAGAGTATTTGGTATCAGATTTAACTAATATTCCCTACATATATGAAATATATACACCATACATAAAGGGAGAGAATGAACCTTTTTACGAAGTTGGAAACATGTATCCGGTAACAAATGCGGGGACAGTTAATAGGCAGTATTCTGCATTGTCAGGTAGCTTAATAGGCGATGTTTTTGTATTTCAAAGGCAATTTAATTCTACCGTGTATTATTATGTAGAAGCAATGTCCCCAAATGACCTTTTTTATAAAAATTGGTTTACTGACCAAGGATTCCCAAATTTTGTTATTCTATTAGGTCAAAATAGAAACGAACATGAAATTAGATATTCTAATGTGTTTGCAGCAGGAACTCAAAGTAATGGATTAAGCACATTTGAGGCTTTGAATTTTAAAACAGTTCCATTGGGTACAGGTAGCATACAAAAGCTACAGTTGGCGTCAAAAACGACAGAGCAGGGTGTTGTAATGCTATCTATTGGCTCTTTCCAAACCGCATCATGCTACTTGGGTGAAGTTCAATTGGTTGGTTCCTCTTCTAATTCATCTTTAGTTCAAGATACTGCTGTAATAGGTACGGTTAATGTATTAAAAGGAATGTTTGGAACTACCGCTCCAGAAACGGTAGTTGAATATTTGGGTGTAATATTTTGGTATGATTTAAATAATGGAACTATTGTTCAGTATAGCTCAAATGGATTATTTCCAGTAAGCTCTTATAAGCAAGAAAAATTGTTTAAGAATTATGCAAAAGGGTATTTAGCAGCAAGTGAGGGTAATTTAGATAATATCAATGGATTTCATCATATACCAACATATGTAGACCCCTATCATAAGGAGCTTGGTGTGACATTGCCCGGTTTAATTTATGAAAATTATGCTGATACATTGCCTAGTTACTCTTCGGTTCCATCTTACGCATCTTCTATTATAAATAGATTTGATATGTCTGATGGATTAGCTAAAACCGTAACTTTCAATATTCAAGAAAATAAATGGGTAAGTGATTATCAATTTATTGCAGAGCAATATGATTATTTTGACAATAGAATGTTTGGTTGGAAAAATGGCGCTTTATATGAATTTAATTCAAATAGTTCTTTGTGGAACACTTGGTTTGGACAGCAATACCCTGTAAGGATATGTTGGGTTTTAAACAAACCATTGAGTGGATTGAAGGATATGGCTGAAATTGTAATAGAAGGCAGTCAAGCGCCTAATTTTACGGTTATTTACACAACATTGCCAAATACTCAAATTACTGATTTGACAAGTTCTGATTTTACAAATCAAGAAGGGATTTTATATGCTAGAATATTAAGGGACAGGTTATCGCCAAATACAGCAGGAACGGCTGACCAAAAGCTTAATACTGGGGATGTTGTGCTTTCTCAAATCCCTCAAATTATGACCGAATTTCAATCTTACGAATCAATAATTTATGTTAATTTTGTTGATGTAGGGTTTAATTTATCAAGAGGGCAAAATTTTATTCTAGGAAATCAATAAATTGTTTAATTTTAAATAAAAAATTATGTCATTCATAGGAGCAGGAGCAATACTAGGTGGCGTTGGAGCATTAGGTAAATCAATATATGGTATTACCCAAATGAGCAAGGCTAATAAAATCAACCCGGAGTGGGCTAAATATGAAAAAAATCCATTAGCAGAGCAAAATTTAGGAGCAGTAAGAAATTTGTTTTATGGTAGAAATCGCGCGTTTACACAAGCGCAAGCTAACATTGGGCAAGCTCAAGCAAACCAAATAGCTAACGCTCAACGAAATGCAACCGATTCTGCTACCTTGTTAGCTACAGGAGCGGGCGCAGCTGGGCAAGCTGAACTTGCTTTTTCTAATTTAGCTGGTCAAGAACAACAACAACAAGCAGGCGTTTTGGATAATTTAAGTAGAGCTTACGCAATGTCTATTAACGAGGGGGATAAAGTGCAGGCAAATAAATTAATGAAATATCAACTTGACGCTCAAGCTCAATCGGCATTAAGAGAATCCGGCATGGGTAATATATTTGGCGGCGTTAGTGATATTGCTGGCGGGTTAATGCAGTATGGCAATTATAAGAATATAGCAGACGCTTTAAAAAAATAAATATGGCAGAGAATTTAGGTAGTTACGCAGTAAATCTTCCAAAAATATTTCAATCGCCGGGAGAAGCTTTGCAGTCCGCAACAGGAACGGCAGAAAGATTATTGCAAATGAAACAAGCCGAAGATGCTAGAAGTCAAGCGGCGGCAGAAAGGAAAGTCAAAGAACTAGAGGGTGATAGATTAAGGGGTATGGCGATAATTGAGTCTGGGGTTAAATTAGATAAATTACCTCCTGATGAACAAGCTTATCTTGTAGGGCAAGAGGCTGTGTCTAAATTAAAATCTAATTTAATGACACAATTAAATAATAAAACAATTGACCCTATTGCATTGCAAATTCAAGTAGATAATGGAATGAAGGGCATTACAAATGCATCAAATACATTTATTTTAGAGCATAATCAAGCTGATGAAATTGCAAATCAAATTGCAAGAGATAATCCTTCAGTAGATATAGCATCACTTAAAAAAGATTTAAGAGATGATGTTAGAAATAGAAGAATTGCACAAGGGCAGTTTGTTGACCCTACTCAAGTGCAACCATCTTCTCTTATATCTCAAGTAACAAATCCGGAAAATTTATCAAAATACATTACAGAATATAACGCCTTGGATAAGGTCATGAGTAGTAAGCAATCTAGTACGCCTATTAGGGCTAAACTTGGTACACCTCAATCATATACTACTTATGGAGGACAAGTTGGATTTTGGGCTAAACCAACATTCCAAACAGACCCTAGGGGATTTATAACGGGCGGAAAAAGCCCATCTATGACGGATACTGGAACAGAAATAGCAAATGAGCCTCTACCTGCGAATTCATTGAGAGGGGTTGATAAACCATTAGATATGGTTCCCGAAGGAGTATATCAAAAATTTACAACTGATGGCGGTAATCAAGCTAAATCTGAAATTTCCGCATTGGCGCAAAAGCAATTCCCAACTTATAAAAATTTTACTCCACAAGAGAAAGAATTTGCTAATAGAAATGCTTTATATAATTATTTGAAAAATAAAGATAGAGATGGCTTTGCAGGAATAGGCGAAGTTGGATATAATCCTCCTCCATCATATGCTGGTCAAAAACCAACAGAAGGAGAGAGGAAGGCAGCTAAAATTGGGGAATATTTAGATACATTTACAAATGCTATTAAATCTAGTGATGTAGATAATATAAAGGCTTTAGCTGGTAAGCTTTATGGTTTAGGTGGCGGCAAATCAAAATTTTCAAAAATAGAAGTATATAAAAGACCTGATGGTACAGTTACTGGAGTGCAATTAAAATATATAGATAGCAAAGGCAAAATGGCGGGCGGCGATATTATTAAAGCAGATGACCCATATTTGAGAGATAAGCTTCAAGGTTCTTATCAGCAAATATCAGGTAGTGAAAGCGCAGCCGAAATTGAAAATTTACCGAAATCGGGGGAAAAAACAAAGCCAAAACCATCTGCGAATAATAAAATTACCGTAATTTTAAATGGTGAAGAAGGTGTTATAGATGCATCTCAATGGGAAGCTTTTAGAAAGAAATATCCAACAGCAAAAAGAAAATAAAAATGCCAGAAGAACAAAATAATCCGTTTGCAGAATTTGGTGGAAAGGTAGTAAAAAAGAAAACAAATCCATTTGCGGAATTTGGCGGCGAATTAAAAAAAAAAGACCAACCTACAAGTTTAGGATATTCGGTTACACCATTACCATCTCGCGATAAATTTGATATAGGAGAAGAAGTGTCTACTATTGGATATAAAAGTCCAATAGGTAAAGCTATTCAGAAAGATAAGATAAAGGGTAGTAATATAGCGGGAGTATATAATACATTAGTCGGAAGTTTATCGTCAATTATAGGAGGCGGTGTTTATATGGCTGATATACTTGGCGCTCAGCCTTATATGCCATTAAGCGTTAGAATTGCTAATGCAGATGCAGATAGAAAAAAAGCTGTTAGTTTTATAGAGCAAGCTAGAATAGAAAAAGGCTTTCCATTAATAACCCCCGGCGGAGTAGATTGGATTGGTTCAAGCAAAGAGTTTGAACAGCAACAAAGCGAGTTTGATGTTACTCCAAAAGAAGGTAAAGGTTTATTTAGTGGAGTAGATTTTGAAGATGTTAGAGGGTTAGCTTTTCAAGCCCCTAAAACACTAGTAGAAATGGCTGCCGGTGGCTTGTCCGGTGGTTTGACATTTGCTCAACAATCAATTAACGATAATGCAAAAGAATTAGAGGAAAGCGGGCAAGGTAAAAAATTAACTGATGTTCAAAAAGTAGGATATTTATTTGCACAAGCAGCAGCTCAAGCAGCTCTTGAAAAATTTTCTATAGATAAAATATTAAAAAATACAGGTTTAGCTAAAAGTATAGAAAAGAAAATTGCCGCAGAGGTTATTGAAGGGTTTGCTCAAAAAGGTATAAAAGCTACTGCAAAAGAGGTTCAAGATGAGATGGTTAAAAAAGCAGCTAAACTATCTACTAAATTAAAAAATGTAGGTATAAAAGGAGTAGAAAGTGCTTTTGTGGAAGGAAGTACAGAAGGTATTCAGCAAGCGGCTTCGGATGCTATAAAAGTAGCAACTAATAAAATAGCAGAAAAAGAAGTTTTTAATGAAGAAGATATAAATAAAAACTTTTGGAAAAATGTTGTCAATAATGCTATTATGGGGGCTGCAATGGGCGGGGTAATGGGAGCAGGTTTGCAAGGCTTAAATAGCACCGACAAGGCGATTAGGCGAGAGATTGCTAATGCAACAGGTGAAAAGAAGTTTTATGTTGATGATAAAGAGGTGACAGAAAAAGAGTTTAGTCAGTCTACAGGTAACAAAAAAGTTACTACTGATTTACAGAATATACAAGACCAAATCAATAAGCAAGTAGAGGAAGGTAATTTAACTCCGGAAGAAGCGGAAGCGGCAAATATTACAGCACAGCAATACGCAGAAATTGCAGGTAAAATTCCTACAACAGTATCAAAAGAAGATAAGTATAAAATTATAGGTGGTATTTCTCAAAGGAATAGCTTACAGCAAGATTTGCAAAACGCTCGTGAAGAGATGATGCAAGTTGACCCTATATTTAGAAAAGAAAAACAAGACCAAATTGATTTAATACAAGCTAAAATAGATGAAACGGGTGATTATTTAGAAGGTCTTGCAACAGGAAAGAAGCCAAGATATATTAAAAGAGATGGTAGAAAAGGAGAAGAAACTACCTATTATAAAGTTGATGAAAATGGAGATAAGACTCCAATAAGTCAAGCTCGTTATGATTTAGCTAAAGCAATTAAAAAAGAAGATAGTAGGAAGAAAGCTCCTGTTGACGAAAACAGACGCAGAAGAGTAGAGCAATATGATATATTATATGGTGTAAAATCAAACAACCCAGAATTTGATTTTCCTAATACATTTGAAGAGTTTAATAAGAAAATAGATAGCGACCCTAACTATTTATCTGATTTATACAAGAGAGCAAAAAAATACAAAGAAACAGGAGAAATTGCTGAAGATGAAATGGGTACAGAAGCATCTTTCATAGAGGCTATAAATCCGCCCGTAGAAAAAGATATTACAATAGGTGAAGTTGTAGATAAAAAAGGTACATACAAAGGACAAAAAGGAACTTTTTTACAAGAAGGCGATAATATTGTATTTGAGAATGAAGCTTCAAAAGAAAAGTATGAAGTAGGTAAGGCGGCTGAAATACAAGAGAAGCCGGCATCTGAATTTGATATTAAATATGACGAGTCTTTAGTTGCAATCGACGATAAGGGCAATATAAGTGTAAGGGAAAAGCCTTACATAAACAGATATTCAAATCCATTAAAAGCTATTAATAAAGATGAAGATGGAAATATAGTTTCCGTTAATTTGGAAACGGCTGATGGTAAAAAGAGAACATTTAAGGGAAGTATAGCTGAAGATATAGCTTATCAAATAAACTTAAAAGAGAAAAGCAAAGAAGCGCCTAAAGTTGAACCTAAAGCTGAACAGGTTGTTGAAAAGCCTGTTCAAGTAGTTAAGCCGGTTAAACCAGTTGTTAAAGAAGAAATTGAAGAAGAAGTCGAGCCGGTTGAAGTAAAGGAAAAGCCTAAAACTAAAGTTGAAGAAATTAAAACTAAAATAAAATCTAAATTAGAAAGTTTTAAAGAAAGGTTTGCTCCTGTAAAGAAAACATCTACCCAAGGCGAAAAAATTGCTGAAGCTAAAGATGTTTATAAGAAATTAAAAGAAATGGATGCTGCTACTGATGCAGAGCAAATTGGATTGAGATATTTAGCAGATGGAGGCACAGTTAGTCAGGCTGCAGTTGATGAAATTGTAGGTACTACTGCCAATGTTAGAGCTACATTAAACACCGGAAGAAAAGTTAAGACAAAATCAGAGGAAACAAAAGCTAGAGATTATGTTGCGGGTGATGAATCTCTAGATGATTTGGCGCATAGATTATGGGAGGCAAACAAGCAAAGAGTTCCTGAAGATAAAATAAAGGAAGCTTTAATGGAAGAGATTGGAAGCAATAATACAAAATTTGATGCAGCTAAAACTTATTTAGAAAGATATAGTCCCGAATATACCCAACAATCATATGAGGACAGAATGAGTGAGCAAATGCAAGCTGAAGAAGAAGAGTTTAGAAGAAAACTAGAAGAAGAAGGATTGGAAGAAGCTCCATTTGCTGTTAGAGAAGCAACTACAGAAGATGTGGAAGCAATGCAAGAAATTGTAGCTGATTATGTAAAAGATGGGGTTACAGTATTAGATGACATTAAAAGAGAAATAGCAAAAGAATTAGGATATAATACAAAAGCATTAAGACAAATTGTTGAAGATGCTTACAATAGATATACTACAACAACAGAGGTAGCTCCTGCAGAGGTTTTAGGCGCTATTTCAGATAGGGTTGGAAATAAGATGAAGCAAATGTTTGGTAAGGCAGCTCAAGCGCCAGTTATACTTAATGATGCTAATTCTATGCTCGACAAGGCAGCCGAATTGGGGGCAGATGGCACAGTTGTAGAATTCCAAAAAGAACAAGCAAAACAACAAAAAGGCGCATCCGTATCAGATAAAAATGCTATTGATGAGTTGAGGTCAAAAACAGAAGATAAAGCTAAAATTAGCATTATTGATGCAGCTGAAAAAATGATAACAACCTTAAAGTCGGTATTGCCTAATTTTGATATTGTAATACATGGTAGCAACGAAAGTTATAACGCAGCCATGAAAGATGCTGAAATTGACGGTGTAGTTGGGGGCGTTGGTAATTTTAGTTATTCTAAAAAGAAAGGTGAATATTCAGGTCGTATTGATATTAACTTGAACAGAGCAAATAATAAGACATTAGCGCACGAGGTAGCTCATGGAGTTATGTTGAAGGCATTTGGCGATAACCCAAAATTGTTTAAAGAATTTAGGGAGAAGATAGCATCTGTACTAAATGAAAGTGATAATCAAACATTAATCGATTTTGCTGATAGGGCTACTTATGCAAAAAATGATACTTACGAGGAGTATTTAGCAGAATTAACAGCTATGTTAGCTGAACAGGAAACTAAATTATCTACAAGTACATTCCAAAAAATTGCTGCTATTATAAATGATATAATAGAAAAGATAACAAATGGCGCATTTAAACCATTTGAAGATATCAAAAAAACAAAGCAAGTTGTTGACTTTTTTAATGACATATCAGAGTCTATTCGCAAAGGAGAGGCAATAAAGATTGAAAATATTAAAACCGCAGAAGAATTAAAAAAGCAGGCTAAATTAGAATTAGAAGATTTTGAAAGAATTGCCACAGAAAGCATTGCGGATATCGCTAGCATGTTTGGTATGGATTTAGGCAAGCCGATAACTTCAAAAGCTCAAGTCCCTGTTGAACAGCTTCCTAGACCTGTTGTTAATGGATTTGATGTTTTAAAGAAAAAACTTGGGGAAACTGCAGCTAAAAAAATAAGAGAAAAAATTCCATTTGCATTAGACTACCCTACCGAATTTGTTGATTTTGTAACAGCAAAAATACCGGCAAAAGAAGATATTCCATTTGTTGTAGACAAGATGGGTGATAGGTTAGATGGTTTGTTTAGAATAGCGGTTGATAAAAATATCGAAGCCGCAGATGCAAAAGGAAAGACTCCAGAAGAATTATCAAAAGAAGCAGGGTATGTGTTTCATAGAACCGAAAAGCCTGATGATGTATTAGTATTTAAAAAAGATTTTGCACGAGGAGAAGTGTTATGCACATATAATGATGTAGAGGGTAGAATGTATAATAATTTGGTTTTTTGGTTAAGAAGAAGTGAGGCTGAAACGGTATTGCGTGCAGGAGATTTAACACAAGAATATTTAAAAGAGCAATCGGAAGGTGCTGTTTTATGGCGCAATTATTTAGATGGGAAAGGGTTAAAAAAAGATGATGGGTCATATGATTTATCAGATGTAAGACCATCAAGACAAGACCCTTATGGAACGTCTTCAATGAGTGTTCAAATAGGGAAAAGAGGCGGCGATATTTCAATAAAAAATAGATATAATCATAGTGTAAATAATCCAGATGCTACATTTGGTAATGATTTAAATTCTATAGTAGACGGTCTTCATGACGCTGTATATAATATAGAAGGAGTGCCAAAGAAAAAGCAAGAAATGCGCCTTCCTGATAATATAGTAGCAGATAACAAGGGTAGATTATTTAAATATGATAGGGAAATTAATGATATCTATATAAGTAAAAACGGGTATATAGATAACGGGGTTCTTAATCTAATAGATAAGTCTACCCAAAGGATGATTGATAATTATCTAATTGATTCAAAAAATAAAACAGCACTTTCTGTAACAGGGTCTGGTAAATCAATTTTGCCTAATATCAATAAAATTACCTTCGATAAAGATGCTATTAAAATTCAATCAGATAATGGGTCTTTAAATTTTACATTGATTGGTGGTAATATTGATAGATTAAGCGGAGATATTACAACAGTAGGCGATAAGTTTTTGCATTTAAATGAATCTTTAACTAGCGTTGATTTGCCATTGGTTACAAGAATTGGTGAAGAATTCCTTTATTTTAATAAGTCTTTAAAAAGCATTAATTTACCATTAGCTCAAAATATTGGTGAAGATTTTCTTTTGTTTAATGAATCTTTAAAAACCATTGATTTTCCATTAGTTAAAACTATTGGCGATGAATTTCTTCGTAAAAATGAAATTTTAGAAAGTATTAATCTACCACAGGTTGTAATTATTGGTCGTGATTTTCTTCAAGATAATGAATCTTTAAAAAGCATCAATTTGCCATCTGTGCAAATGGTAGGAGGTAGTTTTCTTTATAATAATAAATATTTAACAGATATAAATTTGCCAAATCTTGAGATTATTGCTGACAATTTTCTTGTTAATAATCAATCTTTAAGAATAGTTAATTTACCACAAGCTAAAGGCATTGGTAATGGATTTTTATATACAAATGAAAATACAGATGAAATTAATTTGCCATTGGTAAAAACTATTGGTCATGATTTTATGTATGTTAATAAATTTTTAACAAAAGTAAATTTACCATTAGTAGAAGATATAGGAGGTGATTTTCTTTATACTAACAATAATTTAACAAATATTGATTTGCCATTGGTTAAAAGAATAGGTGGCGATTTTCTTCGTCGTAACCAGTCTTTAAAAACAATAAGCCTACCGTCTGTTACAAATATTGGAACTAGGTTTATGCAAAATAGTATTTTAGAAAATGTTGATTTGCCATTGGTTGAAAGTGTTGATATAGGCTTTATGAGCAATAGTCGTTCTTTAGAAAATATCAATTTACCATCGGCTGTATATATTGGAAGTGATTTTTTTGGTAATAATGAAACTTTAATTAATGTAGAATTACCATTGGTAAAAACTATTGGCAACTCATTTCTTTCTTCTGCAAAGTCTTTAAAAAATATTAAATTGCCATCTCTTGAAATTGTAGGCAACGAATTCTTGTATTTAAATAAAGAATTGACTACGCTAGATTTGCCATCAATAAAAATTATCGGAAGTGATTTCTTATATTATAATGAATCTTTATCAACACTTAAATTGCCTTTGCTTGAAGGTATTGGAAATAGTTTTCTTTACACTAATAAATCTTTAATAAATTTAGATTTGCCATTAGTTAAAGATATTAGTTATAGTTTTCTTCAAAGTAACAAATCTTTAGAAACTATTAATTTGCCATCAGTAAGAGGCGTTGGTAGTAATTTTCTTCATGATAATACATCTTTAACAGCACTTGATTTACCGTTACTTGAAAAAGTTGGCAGTAGATTTCTTTTTTATAATGAATCTTTAGCAAAGCTTAATATGCCATCAGCTACTGATATTTATAGTTATTTTCTTTTTAATAATGAATCCTTAAAAAGCCTAAAGTTGCCAAAAGTTTTAAATATTGGCGACAATTTTCTTTATAATAATAATGTTCTGACTAATCTTGAAATTCCATTAATTGAAGTTATTGGGAGCTATTTTCTATCTCATAATACAACTTTAGAAAATTTTGAATTACCATCTGATGCGTATTTTTATCGTGACGGATTTCTTGAAGATAATAAGGATTTAGCAAACAAACTTTTTGCAAATAGCGAAACGCCTGTAAGGTCAAAAGCGCAAATGCCAATGTTTATGGCTAATCAAAATGGGGAAGATGTATTAGGCTTTGCTTATGATAATAGAATGTATTTAAATGGAGAGAAACTTAATCCTAATACTATAATCCACGAAGCAGGTCATATTTGGACAGAGTGGATTAAGGGTAATGATACTAAATTGTATGACAAGGGTATGGAATTGGTCGAAAAATCACCATATTTGCAAAAGGCAAAGAATAGTAAATTTTACCAAGAACAAGCAGATAAGTTAGCTACAGAAGAGCAAAGAGAGGCTTACTTTAAACACGAAGCATTAGCTATGGCTATTGGTGATAAAGGCGCTCAATTTGTATTAGAAAGCAAAAAAGAATCATTCCAAGATTGGTTAAAGACTTTGTGGACTAAAATAAAGAACTTAACAGGATTTAAAGATTTGACAGCAGAAGAGTTCCAAAACTTGACTTTTGACCAATTCTCTAAAATGGCTGTTAAAGAAATTTTAGGTACAGAAGGTGCAGTTGACAAGTTAAATGCAATAAAAAGTTTTAGGAACAAAAAGAAATTTATAAAAGATAATCTAAAATACGAATCAAATAAAAATGCAATAGACGAACTTGATTTTACAGAAGAAGATTTCATTGAAATCGCAAAGTCAAATTTTGATTTATCAACCTTTAAAAATATAAAAGATGCCGTACAAAAGCGAAGCACAAAGAAAGTACTTCAACCAAAACAAGGAGAAGATGGAGAAGCAAGGGGTGGACGTAGACGAGTGGAACCAAGAGTCGAAGGGGAAAGAATTGCCGATGAAGAAGGCGAAACCACACAGCCCGAAGGTATTACGCAAATCCCAGAAGAAATTCAAGGTGTAGGATTAGAAAATCAAGATATAGATTATGTCCGCATAACAAAAGCGGAATTAAATAAATTAAGAGAAAGTCTTGGACTACCTGCATACAAAGGATTGCCTATTGAGAATCGTGAGATGTTGAGAGAAGCAGCTCAAGAAATGATTAAGAAAGGCGTAAGTGTTGAATCTCTATACGATAAAATTAGAAGAGGAGATGCTTTGTCTAATTATGAGAATGCATTTATGGCTGAATACAGGGCTGCGTTAGATTTAGAATTAAAAAATAATCCTTCTCAAGAGTTATTAAAAAAGATTGCAGAGTTTGCTGACATATTCCAACAGGGAGCATCTTTAGCAGGTAAGGCATTAGAAAGTTTAAAAATAATGAAGAAGCTTAACGAGGCTAATACATTGTCAAACTTTTTATTAACTAGACAAGATAGTAAAGGTTATCCATTGACCACTAAAATGATAGTAGAAGAAACCGTTAAATTTGAAAAAATACAAAAGGCAAAGGCGGAATTAAAGGAGTCTAGCGATAATGATATTGAAGAACAATTAAAAGCGGAAGTTGAAAAAGAATTAAAAAAAGAAGATAAAGCAAAAGCTAAAAAATCTCACGAAGAATTTGTCAAAGAAAGAAAAGCGGCATTGGCGGCTGCAAGAGAAGCGGTAAAAAAAGTTAACAAGGGTGGCGGCGGATTGATGGCTTCTGCGCCATATTTGCCTCAATTAATTGCAGTAGCTCCTCATATGAATAAATATGTTAAAAGTTTATTTGCTGAAGGTGTTTCTAAATTAGATGATATTGTTACCGAGGTTCATAAAGAATTTTCTGAATTAGTTGAGGGATTAACAAAAAGAGATGTGTTGGATGTCATTTCGGGTAAGTATAATCTTAAAAACAGAACAGCTAATGACATAAGTGCGGGTATTAGAATGTTGCGAAGAGAAGCTGAATTGTTAAATTTACTTGAGAAGGCGAGATTGGGTCAAGAAGAAGCTAAATCTGAAGAGCAAGTGCAGGAAAAAGGCGTAAGAATAAAGCAATTAGAAGATAAAATAAAAGAGGTCAAAAGGTTATATAAGGCAAAAGAATTAGCAGAAGAAGGGGTTGTTGAAGGTTCATCTTTTAAGGATAATTTAACCGATGCTGAATATAATAAAAAAAGACAAAAATTTTTAGATAAAAAAATTACAGAATTAGAAAGTGATTTAAAAAATAAAAAATACGATAAAGAAGCAAAAGAAACTCCTAAATATACAATGTCTAAAAAGACAAAGCAAAAAATGGAGAAGGTTATAGAACTTGAAAAAGCACTTGCTTTAGAAAGATATAACGAACAATATAAAAAGTTAAACAAATGGCAGAAGGGATGGGAGATGGTAAAAAACATTACCGGTATAAGAAGAATAGTTCAAACCGCACTTGATGCTTCTATTTGGTTTAGACAATTAGCTAAATTGACATTAAATTATAGAAACTGGGATATTGCTGCAAAATTTATATACGCAGGCTCTCAATCAGTGTTTAGCCAAAAAAATTACGATAGATTAATGTACGGGATACATCAATCACCTGATTTTAAGGATATGCTTAAAGATGGAATTAGGTTTAACGAGTTGACTTCAATTGATTCTAAAAATACAAATGAATTTGTAAACCCTAAAAGTATTGTTTTTAAAATACCAATTGTTAGAGATTTGATGATTTCATCTCAAAGAATAGCTGACGCATCTATAAACGTCGCTAGGTATGAACTTTATCAAAAATATGAAAAGGTTTTATTAAGTAAGGGTATTACAAGAGAAAGCGACCCTAAGCTATATCAAGAAATGGCTAAATGGGTAATGAATAGCACTGGTAGTGGTAATATGTTAAAATCATTAGAATCAAAAGCTATGCAGGAAACTGTAGGTACTATATTTTATGGTGCTAGATTAATGGCAGCAAATTTTAATACTTTAAATCCAGTTTACTATGCAAAAATGCCTCGCGAAGTGCAACAAATGGTATTGAAAGATATGGCAGCATATACGTCTACTATAATTATGTCAACATTAGCTTTAGCGGCAGCCGGCGGCGCTGTGTCTATGGACCCAGATGACCCTGAATTCTTACAAGTTAGATTTGGGAAAGATGTTTACGACCTTACTGCTGGACAAGCTCCATATATTAGAACATTTTTAAGAATAATGGAAGCGATTGGGATAAATATTGGTGCATCGCTTGGTATGACGAGCAAGTTTGAAGCCGCTAAAGCGCGAGATTTCGCCTTAAGTAGCACTCTTAGGTTTTTTAGAAATAAATTATCTCCAAACTATTCTTATGCAGCTAATAGAATGGCTGGCTCAAATACAATAGGTGAAGATTTTGACCCAATGGAAGCATTGGAGATATATCCAATGTATGCAGATGATGTTTATAAAGCAGTTAAGGAGGATGGAATGATTTCATTATTAACCGTATTGATGCCAAATATTTTGGGAGTAGGATTTTCTAGTTATTATGCTGATAAAAACATGAAGCCTATGGAAGAAATGATACAAAGAGCGCAAAATAGTGATGAATTAGACCCTAAATCAATTAGAGAAGATATAACTATGAGTGAATTCAAAGAATTTGCTAAATTGCGTGATAAGCTAATTGAAGAGAAAATGAAAGAGTTGTATGAAGAAGGTATATATGATGCAGAAGCAGGAGAATATGTACCAATCAAAAAATCAACACCAGAAAATATTACAGCGGCTATTATGAAAGCAAAATCAGCCGCAACAAAAGAAGCTAAATCTGAATTTAATGCCGATGAGGAGGAATAACTAAAAACAAAACATGGAAACACTAGAAGAACTAAAACACAAACTTTCACTTTATGAACAAAACGGCGCAGCCAAATTATTTTACGCTTTAAATAGGAAAGCGAATGAGATGGCTGATTTATTGAATAAAACCAATATAAGCAATTTGTTACTTGATGACCCTAAAGACAAAACATTTGAAAGACTAAAAGTTATCTGGAACGACAGCGCTAGTATTTCCGCAGCCATTAAGGAATTAGGCATTTCAGCGGGTGTTACTGGAGATGAGCAGAAAGATGTAGTCAAAAAACCATTTGTTGAAACTATAGCAGAGTCAAGAAGATAATGTCTGATAAAATAAAAATATACGGGGTAGAAATTAATCTACCTCCCGTCCCTGATGACATTGAAGATTGGGGAGCTGATATTGCTAGTGAGCAGTATTGGAGAAGAAGAGAATTGCCTAAATTTTTTGAATCGGTAGAATACGATAAAGAGGGTAATGCGCTATTAGATTTAGAGCAATCTGAATTTGCAGCAAGAGAGGTAGATAGATGTAGAAAGGGGTTTTGGTTTTATAATAATGGAGTGCCAACTTTTCTTACAGGTAAACACTATTTTTATCTTCAATGGTGGAAATTAGAGGATGATATCTATGGTGATTTCAGAGATGCAGATAGACGTTATTTCTTGTTTTTAGACCATTGGGAAAAAACTCCTTGGTGTCTAGGTGTTGTTAGGGGTAAAAAGCGTAGAGAGGGCGCGACATCGCAAGCAACATCAAATATCGTTTATGAGTGTATCTTCTATAAAAATAGCTTTTGCG